GAGGCAGCTGCACCAAAATAGGCTTGTGCTAAAAGATCAACATCTCTGTCAGAAATAGAATTAGCACTTTGTGTTTTTCCTAATTTTAAAGGTATTAAGGCTTGAAAGGCTATCTTTAAATCAGCTTGAAAGTCTGCAAGATTCTTATATTTTTTATCTGTTTTTATACCTGCTGCTTGAAAAGCTTTATTAGCTACATCTTTAAAAGCTGCGCCCAAAGTATTAATTTTGTTACCTTCGTCATTAACTTGAAGTAATAACTTTTTAGTAAGTTCAACCATGTTTGTAGATTGTTGAAAGTCCACCACGGCTTTTTCATAAAGTTCTAACTCTGCACGTTGATCTGATGGTGACATAACTAGTTTATCTTTAGCATCTAGTATTGCTTTTAGTTTTTCATCAGCAGCTTTTACATTCTCTAAAAACAAATCCTTGTATTGTAATCCCTCTGGAAGAAGTCCACCACTTTTCATAATTTCACTCAAAGGAACAAGAACGGGGTTTCCATCCTTATCTACAAATTGTTGAAAACTTCTTGCATCTGATCTAGCTTGCGCTCTTTCTTTACTAATTTCACCAAGACCATATTGCAAAGCAGCTAGTTTAATTTGTCTGTTAAAGGCTTGCTTTTCCTTATCATCTTTAAGAAACATATCTGCACCCATAGATAAAGCATTAGCTATGTTCGTAAGTGCATTAGGACTTTGACCTGCAGCCATGGCAAAACCGATTTTAGCAATTGCCATACCTTTGTTCATTCCTTCGTACTCTGGTGCTTGACTTGTGAATTCTTCCATAAGAGATTTTATATCTGTGCCAGTAGTTTGTTGAACAACTTGATTTACAGTGCCAAAGTTTTGTTTCTGATTAGGATCAGCTATGTCTCCCATAGCATCAAATGTTTCTGTATCTTTTTCATCTATTTCACTAGGTTTAGGCTGTTCTAAACTAGGTTGTTTTGTTCCTTTGGGAAAAGCACCAGGAGGCATATCTACTCTAGGATCTATACCACCCATTTCGTTAGTGATTTGTCTTCTATTTAAAACTTCTTCTAAGGAAGTTGGATCTGTAAATCCTTTTACATCTTTAGTTTGTCCAGCAAGTCTTGCTCTAAGATCATCTTGTTGTTCTTTAGCTTCAATAGCATCTCTCTCTGCTTTAACCCTTTCTAACCTTGTACCTAAATCTGTCGTTGGTGGCACTGGGCCTTTCATTCTTTCTGTAGCTTCTTCTCCCTCTCGTATCCTCTTCTCTTTTAAGGCTTGTTCTGTTTCTCCAATACGTATGGCATCAATCATTTTTTGTATTTCTTCTGGATCTGACATTGGTTCAGAACCTTGCAACAACGAAGACTCTAAATCTCTAAAACCCTCTGGATCTTTAACTCTGGTTATTTGACCAGACGTAAATTCTGGTGTGCGTCCGACATCATCAGCAATCGTGCCTATATCAACTCCTGTAGGATAGGCAGTTGTAGGATCATCGATATCTTTTTTAGCTGAAACACTTGGTCCAAAAAAATAATTAGATAAATCTGATGTCATATCCTTAATAGTTGTTATAGGTGTTTTAAGTAATCCTGCGATACCTTCTGCAAGTCCTGCTGCATCTTCTCTAAGAGGAGTGCTTTTATCCATTGCTCCTATTCTTTCTGCAACACCTCTATCATATGCAAACTTTGGATCTATATCTCTTCTATTTATTGTCGTTGTGCGAACAGATGGTGCTGAATCCACAGATTGATAACCAACAAGAGAACCATTTCTAAAAACAGCGTATCCTCTTTCACCTAGTTTTTCTGAAACAACTGTCGTTCCTCTTTGTGCAGAGGTTCTAGCTGCTATTTCATCTGGATCTAATGGTACTTCTTTTTTACCAGATAAAGACGCTCCTATTTTATCCATAAAACTACCAGGTCTTACAGTAAGTTCTGGTAATTGAATGCTTTTTACCGCATCTAACAGTTGAACAATCGATCCTACTGATCCCGGTAACTGAACATTCCCACCATTATCAAACCTTTGAACCTCGTTCATTAGTTCTGGTGAAGATGCCATGATCCCCGCAATTTCATTTAAGTTATCTCTTGCTGGTCTTTTTTTAAATAATTTTCTGTTAGATACTATCATGAACTAAATAACCCACCATTAAAGTAACCAGATTGTTGAAGTCCACCCAGACCCAAACCTATACCTGCTATTTGTGACATAGGACTTGGTGGAGGCTGATACGTTGTTCCATAAGTCGTAGAGGTTGAAGGAACACCAGATAACATATCGGCATAAAAACCTAGTTGTCTGTATGGCTCCATCTGTCTGTTCATTAGATTTGTTCTGTACGCATCAAGACCCGCTTGATTGTATTGTCTTTCTAGACCACCATATCCTGCTAACATTCCTAAATCACCCATCATAGCTCTTTGTTGAGCTTCACCCAATGCTGATTGTGCTAATCCAGATTTAGTCATGCCCCCTGCCAAAGAACCAATACCTTGACCCAAAGCACCATATAATCTACCCGCACCTTGTAATCTTCTTTGTTGAGCTTCAAAGGCACTTTGTGCTTGTTTCTGTGCTTGTTGAAAACCAGTAGATCTAAGTTTAGCAGCTAAATTTGCCGCTCTGTCAGAATAATCACGAGCTAATTCTCTATCCGCAACAGCAGCCCTGCTACCACCAAATGCACCTGCACCTACTGCACCCGCATCAAGTTTTTGTTGTTGAATATCTTGTTGCCTAGCTAAATCTTTTTCTGTTTGTTTAATGACATCTTCTGTATAAGGATCCATAAATCCTTTATAGGAAGTCGGATCGTACATCTTCATAGAAGCACCAATGGTTGGAATACCTAACGCACTATAATCAAGAGCTTTGTTATAGGCATCGATACCCGTACCTATAGTATCTGATCCTGCCTGCATCATAGGAAGATAAGAACCCACTCCCGCATAAGCTTTCTTTATGGCAGCCTTCTCGCCTTCCGATAAGTCAGCTAATTCAATGTCAGCAGGAACAAAATTCTTTTTTGAATCTAAGAAAAGTGCTTCTGCTTCGGCTAGTATATCTTTTTTAGCTTTTTCCTCATAACCGGGAAGCTTCTTCATTTGTATTTGTGTATATGTTGACATTAGGCCATCCTTGAAAATTGATTTTGTAAAGCATACATCCTAGCAGCACCTTTGGCTCGATCACCACCGCCTAGTCCTTCGACAGCATCTGTCCTCATGACAAACTCACCATCGGATAATTTAGCTTCTTGAACTTTCCTACCATTTTGATAAATCCCCGCATCAATACTGTCAGAGGTCTTGGTCCCAGGACCTTGGATAAATCCTCCTTCTCTGGCACGTACAGGAATAGGACGATCATATCTACCAGTAAACGGGTCTAGCATACCTTGAAAAACTCTACCCTCGTAATCTGGAAGAGTTTCCATATCTGCTGCAGTAAATTGAGGTGGAGGATCTTGGTTCTCTCCTAAAGCACCAAAGATACCATAGAGCGTTGCAGCTTGTGTGGCTGCTTTAAATGGATCTTTTGCAATCCTGTCCATAATTCCTTTACTAGCAGTTGATAAAAACTTTTTAGAACCTTCACCTCCTCCATAAGCTTGAGAAAGTTTAGTTGCATCTGCCGCCCCTGTCGCAACTTTTCCTTTGCCACCTGTTCCTAAAACTTGTCCAATATCACCAAAAGAACCAATGCCAAGAGCTTTTCCTGCCACTCCTCCCAACATAGCATCTCTTGCAGCTTCACCAATACTTTTCTTTCCAGAGGCTAAAGAAGCAATGCCTGTAAGTAGTCCAACAGGACCAAGAAACCCTAAGATGCCCCCTCCACCTAAAGATCCTAGTATCTTATCTAATCCGAACATTCATCTCTCCTTAATTTTAAACATCTTAGCAGATGTTTCTTTAAATTACTATAGGGTCGTTACGTTGTAACTGTCACAGATCCCACTGACCCTGTACCTACATTCGTTGCGGGATGAGGCTTGTTAGATTCTGTTATCTTAACGAAACCACCATGATTAAATATAGCTCCTACCTCTAATCCTTGATCGTGATTTTTTAAAGTAGTAAACGTCATTTCAGAAGTTCGGCCCTCACCAGGATTTTGTATTTGTGTTAAATACAGAGCAAAAGATTGAACAACTTGGTTCATGTAGTCTTTGGTGTATTGATCTGGTGGAGATGGGAAAAAAGGTAAAGCAAGATTTCTAGCCATTGTCCTTGATCTCCTTATAATCACCCTCAATAAAAGCTTGAGGATATTTCTTCTGTAACTGTTCTAAACGCAAAACAATGTCTTCTCTAGTTAGATCATCGAGAGAATGAACAGTTTCTCTTCTATCTATGGTCAATCCACCCAATGCCGATCTTATTTTTTCAGCGTTGATAGATGCTGAAAACTGCCCTGCTTCTTCTGCACCTTTTGATAGCTCACTCAATCTTTTGAGTTGACCCATGATGGTGACACCATAACGCCTTTCGGTTTCTTGCCTTAATTCTTGTATATACTCTGGAACTTGTGGGTACTTAATACCACTTAATAAATGATGCGCTACTGTATTCGCAACTTTTGGTGAGAAACCTGCTTTTCTTGCACATTCTGCATTGGAATAAATACCTTCTACATAATATTTTGCAAACTCACGTTGTCTATTGGTAAGTTTTCGATCTAAGCGAGTCTCTACTTCTTTCGCTATTTTCTGTTGTTGAACAGTTTGTTTTGCCATTATCGTCTTCCATCTGGTCTTATATCTACTTTTGGAGTTCCTAGTCTCCAAGTAACTTCTTTCTCGGATGAATCTATTTTTAACGAAAAAGATCGCCCTCGCAACCTTAAATTAAGTTCTTCAGTAAATTGTTCAATGACCGAGGTCGAACCCGCCACGGATTGTGTTACGGAACCCGCTTGGTTTTGAGCAAATCCTTTACCGGGAAAGTTTTTAGTAAAGAAAGTTAAATTAGCTTTGGGAGTGCTACTAGTAGAATCTCTAAAGGTAATATCTGGTAATACTTTAGAAAGAAGCAAGAACCTATCTCCCTCTCCTATATCTATCTGACTAGATTGAATATGAGCGGATATAGCACTGGAAGGACTCGTACTGCCATCGTCAAAACCCGTTTCATGATTATACAAATGATAATCAGCCGAAGCAGCTATAGGTAAAGATTTAACGCCTCTGTCCATCCAAACAGTTCTGTTCAAAGAACCAAAATACCATATTTTTTGTTCGTAATTAAAAATAACATATTTATCATTTTCTGTGGCATTAGCAGATGGATAATACCACCATATTTCAGCAAATTCAGAATTTAATCCCGCTACAACTTTTTCTATTTGTTCTGTATTAAAATCACTAAAAACGTGATCTTTTACAGTGCATGGTAATCTCTGTACAGAACCGGAAAAAACATAGAACTCATTTTGACCCATCCAAAACACACTGTTTTCTACAGAAACAGCCGCCAATGGACCCGCAACAGTAATGCCTTCTGCAATAGTAGAAATACCAAAAGTAAAAGGTGGACCAATGAACTGCATAGAGTGTAAGGACACATCTGTAAAAACAAGGATTTGTTGTCTCGTTTCTACAGCCATAATTATTTCAGAACCAGAACCAACTCTAAGTTCTCCCGCAGTGTTTGTTGCTTCCGTTTTCCAATCCGTAAGACTCTCTTGATCAGCAAACCTTATTAACAAAGGATCTTGTGTACCAATACTTGTTTCTCCATCACAACCAAAGACAATAACGTGTCTATCTATATCTGAAACCATAATTTGTTTAGCGACAGTTGGAGCAAGAGTAGAACCCGATAGTGAATTTAATAAAACAGCTCTTGTGTTTGTTCCATTGTCCTTTCTCCAATAACCTATCTCGCCATCTCTAACGTTAATTAATAGATCTTGACCAAAATTATCGTGGCTCCATATTCTCATGGTATCTACTGTAGACACAGTTGTGTTCCAAGTTCCTGCGTTCCAAGGTCCAGCACCCCAACCAAGTGAGGTAAGAGAATCATCCAATCCTACATTCACTTGATATCTACCCACGATACTTGAACCACCAGTTCCAGAATCACTAGAAGTAGAGTAAACCAATGTTCCTGCACCAAACGTTACAACACCATTTGATGTCAAACTTTTTATAGTTGTAGCAGCTGTTCTTGCATTGATATAATAAGTATTGGCGTTACCAACTTCTACGGCAGCTATTTGATACTCTTGATTAAGGACATCTGTGCTACTGTCACCTGCTCCTATCATATTCCCACCTAAAGACGCTGCACCACTGATTGTGACAAAACTATTCACAGTTGCACCATGACTTGTATGAGTAACTTTCAAAGTTGAGGTTCCAACAGCTGCACCAGAACTATGACTAGCCGCCGTTGTTCCATGTACCCCTCTAGTACAAGACAATAAATCATTATTGGTTGTATCAATAGAATCATATTTTATTTCTTCTGATCCTATTTTTACAAATCCACTTGGAGCAAAATTAGTAGTGCTTGCCAAAGATATCGTTCTTGCGGAATCATTAATACTAGCGTTTATTGTCGTGCTTGCAGCGTTTATGGCTGAAATATCACCTGCATCTGTTGTTAATCTAAGAGGTGTAATATCAGAAAAAGTTAAACCTTCTTCAATGTAATATTTGTTACTAGTTCCTACACCTAAATATTTAGTATTGTCCAAGGCCATCCAAGCTTTTAAAGCTCTACATTTACCTAAAAAAGATTCAGTTGAATATTTTACCCAACCTCCTATTTTTTCTGGATAACCAAATCTAAACCTTATTTTATCTGAGTCAAACCAGCCACCCTCATTAGAGGATGAGGTTGTTTCTCTATTAATACCAGGTTTAAACTGTAATCTAGTTAAAGGCATATTATCCTACGTAAGCTTTACCATCTATAATAGCTTTATTAGATGCTGTCATGTCTTCATCACCCCAATCGTCTAATGCAACCATCCCCTCTAAATGAGTGTAGTTACGAGCCACACGTTCTTTTTTTTCTTCAGTGGTAGCATTAGGAATTTTAGATCCATCAATAATATCATTGATTACTTCTACACTATCACTCATTGCAGAATAATGGGTAGATTTTTCCTCATCTGTTCTAGACATTATTTTTCTCCAATTCTAAAATACGATTTTCTAATTGTTTATTTTGTTTTGAAAGATCTTGAATTGCACTAACTAAAACAGGAACAAATTTTCCATAAGACATCTCAAGTTTATCAAGATTTTCTTTCATAACTGCTTGAAGATAATCTTCACAATCATGCTTTTGTTGAATTTGATCTACCTCTTGAGCAATAAATCCTTGACTCTTTATATTATTCATAGAACCATCTCGTCTGTCCCAAGTAAAATTTACAGGGCGAAGATCATTTACAAAGTCTAATCCAATATCAATATCTTTAACATCTTTTTTATCTCTTATATCTGATAGACTACTTATTGTTTGAGTGTTACATCTTAAAGTTGCAACATTAGCATCACCTAAAGTTATTTGATTAGTTGCACTATTAGAAGAGGGGTCTGCGTTATAACCTACACAAGTTAAATTACTACCTGAAGTTATATCATTTCCTGCTTGCCAACCAATAACTGTATTTTTTTCTCCAGTAGCATTTTGAAGAGTTCTAAAACCAATAGCTACATTATATTCGTTTGTTGCATTAGCACCAGAATTACCTCCTATATAAACATTATCACTTATATTACCAGTTTGTCCTCCTCCTGCATTATAACCAATACAAACATTAGATGATCCAGACATAGCAGTGCTAGAACTTCCTAGCAAAGCACGATACCCTACAGCTACATTTTGCGCTCCAGAAACATATCTCATTGCTTCAAATCCAATAGCTACATTATCATCTCCAGATGTTAAATTAGTACTTAAAGCTCCTCTACCTACAGCTACATTATTATCTCCTGTAGTAGGACCATGAGCTTCTTGTCCAACTAAAACATTATAATGTCCTGTGGTTATTTTAGATCCTGCACTAGCTCCAACAGCCGTATTACTGTCTCCTGTAGTAATAGCAGACAACGCATTAAAACCAACAGCTGCACACTGTTGAACATCTGAAGTGTCAGTATTAAAAACTCCCTCTAACGCGCCATGACCACATGATGTATTTTGTCCACCAAGTATGTATCTACCAGAACGAGTTCCAACAAAAACTTGTTGTCTTCCAGTAATGTTAGTAGCACCTGCATATGTTCCTACTCCCACATTTCCATTGTGACCATCTCCAGAGGTAGCTTGATTAGTGTTACCTAATGCACCTAATCCTACAGCTACGTGTTGTGAATCTGTTGTAGCAGATTGTAAAGCTTGATACCCTACGGCAACATTTAGGTCTCCTGAAGTTATTGCAGTACCTGCTTCTTGTCCAAAAGCAACATTTCTGACAGCATCACTTGTAATATTAGCTAATGAACTTCCTCCAATATGTACGTTTTCAGTTCCAATGCCACTAAGACCTGTTGCCGTAACGGTTTGACTATCTACGTAAGCTTTTATTGCTTTTGCTGTTGCTAAAGTATCATGACTACTACTTACAGATGAAATATCTTGATCTACGCTAGTTATGGTGGTTGTGCCATCGGTCAAGGATCCAAAAGAAATTGTACCTGTTGTTGTAATATTACTACTTCCATTGTCAATTGCTCCAAAGCCAGAAGATATACTACCACCTCCCAACGCACCTACAGAAGTTATGTTTGTCTGTGCAGCTGTAGCTAATGTGCCTATAATCGTACCACCAGATACGTTAATACCTGCACTGAATACGGGTATCTGGTTCATGGTCACTACACCATTGCTATCAATATCAATAGCATCTGTATCTCCTACAGAACCAATATTTCCATCATTAGGTATAATAAGATTACCACCTAAAGTTGTTAGTCCACCAGTTACCACCGTACCTGCGAGAGTTACATTCGCTCCACTAAAGGTAGCTGCCGTTGTGGTTCCTGATTTAATGATTAAATTACCACTTGAATTATTTAAGGATCCAAAAGTAGCTGTATCATCTTTTAAAAAGATAATTCCATCATCTGAGTTAAGAACAATATCCCCTGCTACATCGAGTGTTAGATCTCCAGAAGATAAGTCTATTTCTGTACCATCAATTGTTATATTATCTATAGATACACCAGCATTGGCTGTTACTGCCCCTGTAGAGGTCAGAGTACCACCCACTGTGGTATTCCCTGCTACTGCAAAGGTTCCTGCTACATCTAAATCAGTAAATAAATCAAATACCGCACCGCTTGTGCCACCACCATCTGTAGCAATAACTTTTACAGAACCATTTGGAATATTTACTGTAGCTCCACTACCTTGTTTAATAGTTATAATTTGACTACCACTTGTAGCATTCTCAATAATCCAAACCTTACTAACAGCATTTGGAGCAAGGGTAACAACTCTTGTCGTAGTTAAATCTGCACTAGAGGTTATTTTTAAATATAAAGAACGTACCTCATCACTAACAGCGTCTGACATTGTAATCGTTGTATTAGCATCGCCCATTGTTTCAGTTCCATAACTGAAAGCTTCCGCTATGAGAGATAAGTTCGTATTTGTAGCTGTACCCCATGTACCAGAACGTTCTCCAGAACCTATTTCTTCTAATCTTAGATCATTAACAAATGTACTCATTTTCTATCCTATGCTTCTTGTTGGTCCCAAGATGGACTATGACTCGGAGTTACTGAAGAGTAACTTGGTGTTTGACTTGGTGTGACATTACTAAAACTTGGTGTTTGACTTGGTGTGACATTACTAAAACTTGGTGTTTGACTTGGTACAACTTCACTATAACTCGGATCTTGTGTAATTTCAAGATTGCCCCACACAAGAACTCTACCGATTTCCATTGTGCCTTGGACACCTACATTTGTTGTCTGAATACCCGCACCATTTAAACTTGCAACTAAAGCTCCAAATAAAGAACGGTTAGCCGTATTTTGCGCTGCAGTATCTGATACTGAATCTGTTTCTGAAAAAGAAAGGACAGAACTTAAATCATCAATTAAATCGTCTGAAGCTTGACTTTGAAAAAGAACATTGCCCGCAACAGAAGCAGCGGCAAAACTAGCATTGGCTGCTGCTTGATTTTCTACTGCAAGTTCTGCAATAGCTGATTCAATTTTTGAAAACGTTATTTCTAAACCATCTGCTCCTAACACAGGAGCCGATCCTGTTCCCGTAAAACCTTCTGTTCCTAGCACAAAAATACTTGAACTAGTGTTTATTGTATAATCACTTGCAAAAGTTGATCCAGTGCCACTTACACCCGTTGGTGTAAAGAATAAATCAATAGCATCAGTTGCAAAAGATGTTTCTGAAAGTGAGTGATGACCAAACATTATTCTTTCTTATTTAATGACTCTATTAGTTTATTAGTAAAGAAGTTTAACGCTACTTGTTGTTGATCTAAATGAAACTTAGCCTGGTTTGCTTTAGTTTGTAGATCTCGTATTTGAGCTATGAGGTATCTTTGCTCTTCACTCATGTCAGTAGGATTATACTCTTTTCCATCTATATTAATAATATTTTGTGCTTCTTCAGTCATTCTAACCTCCTTCTAATTTAGCTATTCTTGCTTCAAGTTCTTGTATTGTTTTTACTAATAATGGTACTAATTTACTATGGTCTATGCTTTGATATTCTGCATTACCCTTATCGTTTACTTTATCTTTTTCACCTATTACACAATTAGATACAACAGATTGTGCTTCATGTGCTAAAAAACCTGTAATAGTATTATCTGTATCTGTTTTAAAATTAAACTTACAAGGCTTTAATTGTTTGATCGTACTAGTTGCATCCCAATCATAATTAACATTTTCTTTTAAACGATAATCAGAAGAAGTATTAAAAGCTGTAGCAGTACTTGTCATTGAAATAGAACCTACATTAGTTCCATCTCCATTAACAATGTACATAGGATACCTAGTTCCTGTATTATCATTTGCTTGAAACCCATAACCAGTATAATTTTCTCTAGCATTATCAATAATCATACCATTATTTTGATTTTCAGCATTAATAAAAAATTTAGAAGCACCAAATACATTTGTAGTGTTAGCAGTAGCTTTAATCATTAAAGCATAACCATTCATATTCATTACATTATATGGAGCAGAACCCGGACCAACATCATCTGGTTTACAATAAAACTTCATTATTGTTCCTGCAACAGTTCCACTATGAGCTTGTGTAGTAACTGCTGTAATTTTAGCTTCAGCACTAGCTAGACTATTACTTGCTTCAGCGTTACTATTCCAAGCATAACTTCCTAATTCTTCTCCATTTGAGGGATTACCACTATCTGCTAGTCTCGTTAGATTAACACCATGATTATCTTCATCTGCTGTTATTGTTAAACCTACTGGTGGGGATACTGAAGTTCCTATAGATACGTCACCTGCAGAACTTATCCTCATGCGTTCTGATCCATTAGTTTGAAACATCATATAGTTAGAACCATGATTATATCTTATAAATCCTACATACTCGGCTGTACCTGAAGTAGCATCAGAAAAATAAATATTTCCATGATTACTTGTTCCTGATCTTATAGTTATACTTGCTTCTGTACCATGAGATACAGTTAACTCTGTGCCTGAATCATTTCCTATTCCCGGTGTATCGCTACCAATAGCTACACTACCTGTAGCAAATACTCTTATACGTTCACTACCTCCAGTAGCAAATGCAAGTGTGTTTGCAGCAGCTCTAAACATTCCAGTGTCTGCATCACTATAGAAAGTGTGTGTTGGTGCAGATTCTGATCCGTTTGTTGGTCCAATTGCACCACTTACACTTAGCTTAACAGCACTGTCTGGTGTCATGGCAATACCTACATTACCAGAACTATCTATCCTCATGCGTTCAGTAGGACTAGCTGCACCATCAGCAGTTGTTGAGAAAACAAGTCTTGTAGGCATATCATTTTCACCCGGTGTGCCATCTACTACTGCTTGTATTGTAGCACCATAAGTATCAAGGTTTGTACCATCATCACCAATAAAGGTAATACCACCAAGAGTGTCACCATTTGCGACTATTGAATAATTATCTGGAGTTGTACTTTTACTTTTAGAAAGTATTAAGGCTGGTCCATAAACACCACTATCTCTTCTAGTTATAGCAGCCATTCCATCAAATCCAGAACCAATAACTTGAAAAGCAGGTTTACTACCTGATATGGTAGTGTCTGGTGCGTTTTGTCCTATAACTAAAACATCGTTACCACCATCTACAAATAACATATTAGCATTACCACCACTCTCAATACGAAAGTCTAGGTCTGCACTAGCGTCATTTATAACGCCACCACTTTGTAGATTAGCAATGTCTCTGGCTCTACTCATATTAAAATCCTTTTAAATTACCAAGGCTTTCCACTACCATGTGTGGGCGTTTTTGATAGATTTATCTGATTTTGTACTGAATCCTCGTAAGCCTTAACTTGATCATCACCCATAATAGCTTTACACCAAGTTACACAATTATCATGTGTTACTTTTGCGTATTCTATAAACGTACCTGAGGGTTCTGGTATAGCTATTGAACCATAAACTCTACCACTATGCGTTACAGTTTCACCATCAGTTGTTACATCCTCACTATCTGTGCATTCCCAATGTAATGTAGTTATTTGATTATCACCTTTTGACCCTTTGATGTCATATTGAGTGCTTGTTATTGTCCACGTTGCTGCCATGTTTAAGCTCCTTCTAATTTAGCTACTTTATCTTCTAATGTTTCTATTCTTGTCATTGCTTCTTGCAAGGCTTTAACTGCCTTCATATAAAGAACAGAATAACTTACATTTTTTACATTTTCTTTTATTTCTTTAACTTCACCTATTTGTTTAGTTGATGGAGTTTTAATATCTCCTACTTCTTTATCACCACTTTTTACTTCTTCATCATCACTTGTATATAAAACAGCATCTTGAGTTTCAGCATCATCTTTAGTATACAATGTTCCAAACTCTGCACTGTGCTTTATATCACTAGCAGAAGGTGAGCTTTCTTTGATAAGTTTAGGACTTACTGTTTCTATCTCTTGTGCAATGACACCAATTTGTGTCCAAGCTTTATCACCATATTGGTCAACATCATCTTTCTTTTTAAAATTTCTAACTTTAATTGATTTAATATCATCCCATTGAGAATTAGCATCTACAATATCTTGTTTAATTCTTTCATCAGAAATAGAACCATAACTGTTATCGTGATTTTGTACGTCACCATCAGCCGTTATTTGTAATCTTGTTGTTGAATTATCTGAACAAGCTAAAAATTGATTTGTATTATTATCTGGTGCGCCTCCTGTAAACTGTATAAATTGACCATAAGGATTTGCATTAGAATTTCGTGCTTCTAAAGCATATGCAACAGCAGTACCAAAACATATAAGTTTTCCATTACCATCAATAGTAGCTGCTTCTACATCTGTAGAACCACCACCTCCTCCTGCACGAAAAGAAATTTTTCCATCTCCAGAACTAGCACCATAAGCTCTGATCTTAAATAAATTACCAGAATATTCTAAAGCTCCAGCATTTGTTTGATGTGCAACAATTGCACCACGAAATAATATTGGACCAGTAACGTCTAAACTAGTTTCACCACTTCCACCAAATTGAGGTGAATCTGTTCCTATGCCTACACGACCATCACCCATTATGGACACTCTCTTATTTGCAGTGCCGTCTGTATTCCCATTAGAAACATAAAAATCAATGCGACTGTCGGTTGATCCAGAAGAAAAGTAAGTGCCTATAGCACTTTGTCTTCCACTTTGATCCATTGTAATTACTTTATTATCAGGTGCGCCACTTATGTGAAGTAGTGTGTCAGGACTGGTTTCTCCAATACCAACATTACCGCTGCTGTCAATCCTCATGCGTTCTGTGTTGGTTTCACTTGAACCTGAATCACGAGTAGAAAAAGCTAAGTATAGACCTTGTTGATTTGACCCAAAATTTCCTGAAGCTTTAGCCTCTATACTTGCGCCAATACCTGTTCCCCCTTCACTCGCATCATTTGTATTAAACTCAAGACCACCAATGCTTGTATTAGCAGATAAAGAAGTGGAAGAATTATTTATGCGTATTTTAGGGTCAGATGAAGAACTTATTTCCATTAATTGACTAGGACTACCTGTGCCAATACCAACACGACCAGAGCTATCTATCCTCATTTTTTCACTGTTATTAGTTAAAAACATTAAAGGATGATTTGTTGCTCCTTGTATAGCTGGCCCAGTGCTATTGTAATTTGATCTTAGATAAAGTTGTGTAGTGCCTGAATTTTCCGTAATATAAGCATAACCACTAACAGTAACACCACTAGATGTTGTTTCTATTTTTTTAGAATTATTGTGATAAAGTTCTACTGCACCACCATTTGAACAAAAAACATAGTCGTGAGAGTTATCTGCATTTTTAAGTTCAAGATTATTTGCTTGTATTCTTAAATTACCAGTACCATTGTCTTGTATTATACTTCTGCTTCCATCATGTTGAATAATTAAATCACTTCCTGCACCAAAAACAGCTTTGGCATTATCTCCAAACTCTAGGGCATTATCGGACTTATCCCAAACAGCATTGTAGTTTGCACCAGTGAAGGTTACGTCACCATCATGTGTAGCACCATCAGTTGTTACTACTCCATCTACATTAAGTGTACTATCAAAATCTACTGCACCTGTTACATTAAACGTACCATTGTTTACTTTAACATTACCCTCTAGTGTGCCACCAAATAAACTAAAGGTATCATACACCACAATATCAACAACATCACTTGCTACAGTTCCACTACTAAGTGTTACCTGATTTGCCGTAGTAGTATTATAATCAACACCTGCTTTAAGCATAACACCATTAAGGTATACATCTACGTAATTACCATCGGTAAAAGAAAGAGTAAGATTATTAGCATCAACACCATTAATAGCAGTTGTACCTGCATTAGGGGTAAACTGAAATCTGGTCCTTACGCCTTGTGATGGTGATTTGCCTAAGTATGGCATTTATCCTCCTTCTAATTTAGCTATTCTTGCTTCTAATGTTTCTATTTTTTCATTTGCTTCTTGCAATGCTTTAATCATAGGTGCAATTAATTCTGTATACCTAAGGCCATAACGATAATTACTACCATCTTGATTTTCACTAATATCACCTTTAATTAAACCTGCAAAATCAGTGTTTGATTTACTTATGTCAGATAATACAGTTTCAACATCTTGAGCAATTAATCCATAATGAGTTCTAGTTTTATTATTAAATTTATAACTTTTTGGAGAAAGTCTTTTAATAAAATCTAAACCTAAATCACTGTCTACTATAGTATTTTTTTCTTTTTCATCTGACGTTTGAATTGTTCCATTAGTTGCATAAATATCATCAAAACGTACAGTATTATAACCTAAATCAATAGCATCATCACGATTAGAAAGACTTGAATTATTATAGGGTAATAACGCATCAAGAGAGGGAACAAGCTTTAATCCAGTGTCACCTGATCCAATTGAAATAGTATCTGCTTCTGTTACAATATTTCCTACCTCACTGCCATCTTTGTAAAAAGTAGCAAGACTGCCATTAGAAGTTTTCCTATTAATTAATAAAACATTCTGATTATCTGCCGTAGCAACAATTCTACCATCATTTAAAAGCTCTGATCCAACAGTAGCTAATGCTGAACTAGTTTTTGCAACAAAAACATGACCAGAGCTATCAATCCTCATTTTTTCATTATTAGAAATTTTAAAACGAATAGTATTACCATCAAGTAGTAAATGTCCATAAGCTGTATTTGCGTCATTAATAGCAACAATTTCTGGATCACCACCACTATCTATAAATAAAACTCTTGAATCTGAGCCACATTTAACATCAAAAAAAGCATGAGGATTAGTTGATCTAATACCAACTCTATTATTAGCTGCATCTACGTAAAAAGTATCAGTATCTATTGCTACTTCTCCACCTGACCCTATCCTCATGCGTTCTGCATCAGCAGTTTCATCATAAATGTTTAAATATGTACCTCCATTTCCAATTGAAAATTTTCTTGCGTCACTACCAGTTTTTTCCAACCCAAAACGGCTAACAGTACCATCAGAAATATATAAATTAGTTCCATTTGTAGGTGCTATATCTGAACTTGTTCCTATAAAAATATCACCATCAGAATCTATCCTCATTTTTTCACTATAAGTTTCACTTGATGGATCAGACAAAGAGCTTGCATCAGATTGTGAAAATATTAAACTTTGTGAACTAGCATAAGAAATAGAACCTGCTGTGCCACTTTTCTTAACAAACCCTACAAACGACCCATAAGGAGCTATAACAGTGTTATCAACAGATGTTGTAATGTTCCCACCAAAAGTAGCAGTAGAATTAAAAGTAGCTGCTCCTGCCGTTGATATAATTAAAGGAGTTGAATTTGCAGTATAATTATGAATTAAAAAAGCATTATCTGAGTTTCTTACTTGTGTAGACCATATCTGAGCAGTGCTATTCGTTTTATTAAAAACAGCACCTACATTAACAGAAGAACCATCTCCTTGTATATTTAACATATTACTATCAGTAACAGTTGATCCACCAATCGTAGCATTACCACTTATATCTGCATTACCATTTATATCTATTGTTGTTGCATTTATCTCAATCTCTGTATCAGAAACTAAATCTAAAACACCATCAGCAGATTGGTGTATGTATGTACCACTATCACCAAATTGAAATTGATTTGTTGAGTTTAATAATAATCCAGTATTATGTACATGAGTCAGTGTAACATCATCATCAGCACCAAATTTAATAGTAGTGCTATCAGACGTTAGATCTAAATCAGAGGTGGCGTTTAATCTAATATCTTTTTTGGCATCAATACCAATGTAGGCCATTATGTGATCTCCATAACACTAAGAGTTGCGTCTATTTTAGCAGCAACAGAACAATCTATCTTCATAACATCAGTGCCTTGCAATACAACTTTATTACCAGCTAAAACTTCTAAAGAACTTCCTACTGGTATAGGAACATCACTTAGTAATTTTACATTTTCATTAGATTCAGTATCACTTGTATTAGACTCTAAATGCACACTAACAGTAACTTGAGAGGTATGAACATTACAAAGAATCAATCCTAAAACAACAGCTTTTGTGTTCGTATCTGTTCCTGGACAAGTATATAATGTCAAAGGTGTACCAGATGAAGCAGGCATGGCTGCGTTTGTTTTTACCTTAAATGTATTTGCCATATCTTACCCCAATGCGATTGCTAATGCTGTTGCATCGTCTGCCGATGCTGCAACTGTGTATGTTTTTAAATCTGATGCTGCTATCTGTTTCATAGTTCCATTATCATTTACAATAAATCGATCAGCGTCTGCTATAGTTATAGAAGAACTTGCAGATGTGTCTCCATCAAGTAAGTTTAACTCTGAGGTTGTTGAAGTTACACCATCAAGTATATTCAATTCAGAAGTAGTAGCAGTTACTCCATCAAGTATATTCAATTCAGAAGTAGTAGCAGTTACTCCATCAAGTATATTTAATTCAGCAGCTGTAGCACTAACTGCGGTGGATCCAATAGTTATACCAGAAGCGGTTAAAGCACCTATAATTAAATTAGCAGCTGCATATCCAGTAGCACTTGTATTTACTGTTGTAGATGGTTCTGTTTGAGTATCACAAAATAATCTAAAAGTATTGTCAGTTGAAGCATCATAAAAAATACCTGCATATTTTGTTGTGCTAGATTCTACGTATTTACCTGCCAAACCAAAATCTGTGTTATTAGCACTATTGTTATTAGATAATATATTAAAGTTATCGTTTGTGGTTACAGCGCCTGTTTGTGTGGTCGTACCAGATACAGTTAAGTTTCCTGAAACTGTAAGATTGTTGCTTACTGTAACATCATTAGGTAAACCAACTGTTATCGTTCCAGAACTCTCTGCAACATCAACTTCATTACTCGTTCCAGAAAATGTTATTGTGCCACCTAACGCAGTGGCAGTTGTATTAGAACCATCTGATACTGTAATTGAACTATTAGCTAGTTTAGAATTAGCGATAGAACCTGCGAGTTGTGCATTTGTAATTGTACCAGACAAACTACTTGTTGGATAATTTGTTGCGTCAGATAAATCAAAAGCAGGTGTCGCATCAGAAGCACCTAAAGCTAAAGATATTCCTCCAAAACTTACAGAAGAATTTGCTAGTTTAGAATTAGCTATTGATCCTGCAAGTTGTGTATTTGTAATACCACTAGACTTAATCGTAACTGCACCAGAACTTACACTAAAATCATCTGAAGAAAATGAAGCCAATCCTTTTGCGCTTGTAGATGCATCAGCAATAACTAAATCAATCGTACCATCATCATCTTGATAATCAACTGTAATACCTGTTTCTGTGTTGGAGCTAAACATGGCTCCTATAAGGTCTTGTATTTGTTCTGTTGTTTGAACATCGGAGGTTAATGCAATTGTTCCAGTAGTAGCAGGCATTGTTAGAGTAATGTTACCACTAAAAGCCGAATGTGCGGGTGCTTGTAATCTTGCGTAGTGAGCATTTGATGACTCACAATAAAAATCTACATAAGACTGAGTACCACCATTTTTTATTGAAATTGCACCTTGTGATATACTTACACCACTAGCTCCACCAAAAGTTGCAGTGCCAGTAATCGCAGGACTTGCTATTGTTGTGGATGCACCACTAATTGTAGGACTTGTAAGTGTTTTATTTGTAAGAGTATCTGTAGTTGTTTTACCTACTAAAGTGTCGGTTGTTGCAGGTAAGGTAAGAGTAATGTTACCACTGAAAGCTGAATGAGCTGGTGCTTGAAGCCTTGCATAGTGAGCGTTACTTGATTCGCAGTAGAAATCTACATAGGATTGAGTACCACCATTTTTTATAGATACTGCACCTTGAGATATGCTTACTCCACTAGAACCACCAAATGTAGCTGTTCCAGTTATGGCAGGACTTGAAATAGTAGGACTTGTTAATGTCTTATTAGTTAATGTATCTGTCGTTGTTTTTCCCACAAGTGTATCTGTCGTTGCAGGAAGAGTAATTGTAACATTTCCAGAAAAAGCAGAGTGTGCTGGTGCTTGTAGTCTAGCATAATGTGCATTGCTTGATTCACAGTAAAAATCAATACGAGATTGTGACCCTGCATTTTTAAGAGATATCGCTCCACCAGTAAGTTCTACATGATTATTAGCATCAAGAAACACAGATTTCTCTGCAGGATACGTCATAAACACTTGTTTAGTGCCTGTACCTAAATTTACCGCACTACCGGAGTTAGAGCTTTCTAATATAGTGGTTCTAGTGAGAGTAGTTCCACTTGATGCAAAGGTTCCTAAACCAACTTCAAATTCATTATTAGTATCGTCAATAATAGCATAGTAAGTGGTATCAGCATTAGAAAGGACAGAAGTAAAAGTTTGAAAGTTACTAACAGCACCAGCAAGAGTTATTGCTCCTGTACCCGTTGTTGTTGTAGTTTCCTTTACTCTATCTTTTAAAACTAAGGCCATTACGCAATCCTTATGATCGCATTACTCGCATCTGCCGTTGGAAAAACAATTGTAAAATCACCGCTACTAGCCGCTTTGTCTGCACCAAAATCTAATACAGCAACTGCAGGATCACCAGAAGCAGTGTCGTTAAATATCAAAGCTCCTCTTACGTTAGATATGGTAACACTTGAAAAAGTTTCGTCAGCAAAATCAACAATAGCCGTTGTTCCACTTGAAGTTGGAGTTACTGGATTAAGTGCTTGACCTTTAGCAGTGTAATTAGTTCCACTTATTTCATTACTAGTAGTGTAGGCCGTAGTTGAAGCATTAAAACTAGCGTTATTATCATATAAAGCTATGTTAAAGGTATTACCACCAGAAGAACTAAAATTATGAACTCCTTTTAACAATTCTACTTTAAAAGATGTGCATAAAAAATTATTAGTAAAAGCCATTATAATCTCCTTATATACTCTGCCAATTTTATATTACCAGAATCTTTAATAGCATTATATACAGTAGTTCTATCACTTTTAATAGCCTCTTTCATATAATGAGCAATTACTTTTTCTAAACTATTTTTATATTCTCTAGCTTGTTCTTGAATCGCAGGATGTGCTGAATCAGATATAGATATAATTTTGTCTACACATCTTTTTGCTACCTCCTCTGGTGTAAATCCTCTATTGTCTATTGTTTTAATACCAACAGAAAAATCTTTTGACATATTCAAAGCATCTGTAATCATGTTTTTTGCCTTCTAATTAAACCAGTTCTATAGGTATCAGAAACTTCATTAGCTTCACCAAGACTTTTTACTCTCGATAACGCTTCAGTAAACTTAGAATTATATGCACTAAGAACATCTTGTTCACCTTTCATGTATATATAGGCTTCAACTAAAGAACCATACAAAAGAGCCACTTCTGCATTTTCACTAATCCAAGTAGTGCCACTATCCGCTCCTGCAGTTAAACTTGCGGGTCGATAAAAGTAACTTAACGTTGTTGTAAAATTAGCATTTGGAGTTGGAGCTAGTATAAAATTATCTACATCAAATTGAGCATAATATTTAGGAACACCTGTAGTAGAAGAGTCTGGTGTATACGTTTGAATAAAATCTAAATCTTTAAACAACAAAAATTCTATATTACTGCTATTTGTTATACTCAAAGAGTAAGGTGCTATAAAATCAGTAGGACAAGCAAGAAATCTATTTCCAGAAGACATTGAACCTGCAGCGTTTTTTCTAAAATAATTTAATTGTACAGATTTAAATATTCTTTCTTCTGCTAATCTTATAAAATTATTAAGATTAGAAACAAAATTAGTTTCATCATTTTGTGTATAATCTTGTATAGCTGATTTTAACGTAGCAAGAGTAAAGCTCATGATGTTGTCACCGTAACTTCCCCTACTTTAGAAATACCTCGTATTAAAGTAGCATTAGGAGTTTCCACTGTGTCTTTGTTTACAAAAACTTTTAGTGTCTCCCTAGTGTCTGGTCTCGGTTCTCGTAAAGATTCTGGATCAGCAGGTTGTTTTTTTGGATGAAGTTGAGGATGTTTTTCTTCAAACTCATCTGGACCTACAATCAAACCATTCCATTCCTTCTTCATATCCCTTAATCTGTACCTAAATCCAGATCTATCTGATATACCAAAAGCATTTTTGTTAGAAGCATATCGTGTCATTATAACCTCAAATACTGCATATCAGGTTGTAGTTTTAAAGAAACTCGATCATCATCCTCTGCTGCGGCTCTTTGAAACTCTTCTTCATATACTGTTTTCAATAACTGAACTCTTTCTGGAGATCGTTTCATTGAAATATAATAAGCCAAACCTGCGACTAAACAAGGGTAAAAACGAAAAGGTAAATCTAATGTGTTTACTTGTGTATCCGCATCATCCATTCTGGTAATGGCATCATAAATAATTGTGTCTGTACTATTTTCTGGAATAGGCCATATTTTTAAATTAGGTGTTAACTGTCTATCTAAAAAATATTGTGTGGGTCTTCCTTGTGTTGTTTTAGTAGGAATAGCTAAAAAAGCATCTCTACTTATCCTTTGCATGGTTAAATCTGTACCACTTCTTCTTACAACCGCAGAGAGTACATCAATAACATCTGTACCCAAATCATATTCACCATCAGCCAAAGTTAGACTTAACGTTCTTTGTTTGATTGTCCATTGATTTAAACCTCTGTTCGCCCATTCTGCTAATAAAAGATTTAAGGATCTTTTGGCACTTTTTAAATCATACCCTGTCCGAACCTCTATACCACAACGTTCATAAGCTTCTTCGATATATTCTGCTACATCTAATTCAAAATCTTTGCTTCCAGAAACTGCCATTACTTACCAGCTTTCTTTTTTACCTTCTTCTTTTTCTTCTTTAAAGGAGGTTTTGATATTTGTTTCTTCATCTGTAATCTTGAAATCACCATAATTTTCT